GCGGGTCGAAAAAGGGCGTCGGGGCGGCGGGCGCGGCGGTCTCGGGCCTCGCGGCGGCCTTTGTGGCGCTCGACGGCGCAACCGAGGAGTACCGCGTCGCGCAGGGCAAGCTGAACGCCGGCTTTCAGGCGGCGGGCTTTTCCGCCGATGTGGCCCGCAAGAGCTATCGTAATTTTTATGCGATTCTGGGCGATACGGACACCGCCACCGAGGCAAGCCAGCTGCTCGCGAACATGGCGAAGAACGAGGAAGAGGTCACGAAGTGGACGCGCATCGCGGCCGGCGTGCACGGCACGTTCGGCGACTCGCTGCCGATCGAGGGCCTCGTGGAGTCCGCCAACGAGACCGCGCGAACCGGACAGATCACGGGCGTTTTCGCGGACGCGATCAACTGGGCGACCAAGGAGGGCGAGCACTTCGGCGTGGCACTCAAGGCCGACACCAAGGCAAACGAGGACTGGAACAAGGCAGTCAAGGCCGCAACGAGCGCGGAGGACTACTTCAACCTCGCCCTGCAGGACTGCAAAGATGAGGCGGCACGCCAGAAGCTAATCGTCGACACGCTGAGCGCAAGCTACGACACCGCGGCGACGAGCTTTTACAAGAACAATCAGCAGGTCATCGACGCCAGACGCAATCAGGCGTCGCTCGACGAGACGCTCGCGAAGGTCGGCGACACGTCCGCGAACGTGAAAAACCGGCTGTGGGAGCTCGCCGGTGCGGCGGACGACGGCTCGGTCCGCGCCGGGTCGGCGCTCGACTGGGTGCAGACAAAGGCCGACGCCTTCGGGGAGTGGGTGGATGGGCTGGACTTCTCCGCTCTGAGCGCACGCTTTGACTCCGCCTTCGGGCGCATGGCGCAGAAGGCCGGGGACATGCTGCACACCGCTGGAGACGCGATGAAGTGGTGCAGGGAGCACAGCGACCTGCTGATCGGCGGGCTCAAGCTGCTCGCGGCAGCGTGGGGCATCTCCAAGATCATGTCTTTTAACTCTACGGCTGCCGGTTTTATCAAAACGGTCGCGTCGATGCTCGGCCCGACGGCCGCGCAGACGGCCGCGACGGGTGCAGCGACAACCGCACAGGGCGCGCTAAACACCGTCATGGCGGCAAACCCTATCGGCGTGGTCATTCTGGCGGTCGAGGCGCTGGTCGCGGCCGGTATCCTGCTCTGGAAGAACTGGGACACGGTGAAGGCGAAGGCCGGGGAACTGTGGACCAAGGTCAAAACCGTGTTCGGCGGCGTCCGGGACACCATCACGGGCGCGTTTGATGCGGCGAAGAAGAAGGTCAAGGGCTTTTTCTCGTGGCTCGACGACAAGATCAGCTCGATTCCCCTGCTCGGGGACATCTACAGCGGCGGCAAGTCGGCGCTCAGCTGGATCGGGGGCAAGATCTCCGGGCACGCGATGGGCACGCCTTACTTTTCGGGCGGCTTGACGCGCGTCAACGAGCGCGGCGGCGAGATCATGCGCCTGCCGAGCGGCACGCAGATCATCCCGCATGATGTGTCTGTCAAGGCGGCGGGCGGCCGCGGCGTGACGGTGAACGTGACCATTCAGGGCAACGTCATCGGCAACCGCGAGTACGCCGAGGAGATGGGCGATTATGTCGCGCGGCGCGTGCTCGCGGCGTGCGGAAATGCGTAAGGGAGGTGCGGACAGGTGTACAAGGTGATTTTCTCGGTAAATAACAACGAGGAAGTGTGGACATTACCGCACGTTCCGGCAGACCTCGAGATCCCAAGCCCGGCGCAGAGCAACGAGACCTACAACGGCCTCAGCCGCGACTACCGGCGCATCGGCACGATGAAGCTCATCTCGATGAGCTGGAAAGGGCTGCTGCCGGTCGGCAGGCGTTACGCCTTCATGCCGGCGGAAGCAAGCGAGGACGGCTGGGCGTACAAGGACTTTTTTGACCGCTGGCGCGACCGAAAAGTACCCTTCCGCCTCATCATCCTCGACAGCGGCGGCGTTGCCCGGCTCAACATCCCGGTGACGGTGGACGATTTCTCGGTCACGGTGCGCCGCAGCGGCGACCTCAACTACTCGGTGAGCATCACCGAGTACCGTTTCATCAAGTGAGGAGGGCGCGAGATGTGGGATGTGGAGCTGGCGCGCAAGATCATGCAGCAGGGCAGGCAGAAGCTGCCGCAGGTGTGGCACCGGGCGGAGGTCGTGCAGACGACGCCGAAGCTCGTGTTTTCGATCTTTGACGGCGAGGCGAAATTTGACAGCGAGACCGGTCTCCTTATGACGAGGACGGCCGCTTCGCGGTCGTGGACGGTCGGGGCGACGGCCTGTGCGCTGCTGGACGGCGCGCAGCTGTTAGTCCTTGACGCGATGTAAATGGAGGTGATTTTTATGGCAGAGGTTTTTCCCGTGATCCCGTCCGGCATCCCGGCGCAGGCCGCGGCGGACATCGGGCGGGCACCGGATTTTTGTTTCGACGAGACCGGGCGCTCAGGCGCTTTTCAGCTCGTGGACGGGGCGGTGCAGGAGGTTTCGGGCGCGGCCGCGGTCCGCCGGTGGCTCGAGCTGATGCTCCGGCAGAAGCCGGGCGCTGTGCCCATTTACCGCACGGACGGCGAGACGCAGCCGGGCGTGGAGGCGGCGAGCCTCGACCGGCGCGCGCCGGAAGGGTGGGCGTTTGCCGAGATCGAGCAGGATATCCGCGACACGGCGGCGTTCTGCCCGGCAATCCGCACGGTGGACGGCTTCCGCTTTACGCGGCTGCGGCACGGCGTGGAGGTGCGGTTTACGGCGCATCTCCACACGGACGAAACTCTGGAGGTGAGAACGAATGTCGGCGAATGAGGTTTTAGAGGCGCTGCTCGCCAGCATGCCGGACAGCTACCAGAAAACCATCGGCTTTCCCACTTACGACCTGCTGGCGGCGGTGAGCCTGCGGCTGGCGGAGACGCACGCGGTGAGCGAGGCCGCGGGGGCGGCGCTCGACCCGGAAAGCCTGACGGGCGGCGAGCTTGGCCGGTCCATCTACCCGCGCAGCGGCATCGCGCGCAAGGCCGCGACTTTCGCGGGGGGCGTGCTGACGGTGAAGGGCACGGGCACGATTGAGCAGGGCACGCTGTTCGAGAGCGCGGGCGGCGTGCAGTTCGCGGCGGCGGAGACCGTCGCCATCGACGGCACGGGCGAGGTGCCGGTGACCTGCCGCGCGGACGGGACGGCCGGAAATCTGCCCGCGCATTCGGTGACGCAGATGCCGGTGACGGTGCAGGGCATCACGGGGTGCGACAACGAGGCCGAGATGAGCGGCGGTTACGCCGAGGAGACGGACGCGGAGTATTACGCGCGGTTTCTGCTCAAGATGCGCACGCCTGCTACGTCGGGCAACATCTACCACTATGAGCAGTGGGCGCTCGAGTGCGCGGGCGTCGGGCACGTCCGGGTTTTTCCGCGCGTGCAGGGCGTGAACACGGTGGACGTCGTGATCGCGGACAGCAGCGGACAGCCGGCGGGCGAGGAGCTTGTCGCGGCCGTGCAGGCGTACATTGACCCCGAGAGCGAGGGAGCCGGAAGGGGGCAGGCGCCGATCGGCGCGCAGTGCTTTGTGTCGGCGGCGGCGGAGAAGAAGATCGCCATTGCCTGCAAGGTGTTCAAATCGAACACCGCGGAGGCGGACAGCGTGACGGCGGCAGTCAAAGCGGCAGTCGCGGCGTATCTCGCCGGGACGGTGTTCGTGCAGGACTACGTTTCTTATGCGCAGATCGCGGCGGCTATCCTGTCGGCCGAGGGCGTCGTGGACTTCGAGGGGCTGACGGTCGGCGGCGGCACGGCCAACATTGCGGTCGGCGAGCGCGAGTGCGCGGTGCTGGGTGAGGTGACGATCCGCTATGCTTGATATCATTAGGCAGCTGCCGTCGGCGTACCGCACAGACAAGTGGGTGCGCGACCTGCTCGGCTGCATCGCTGCGCTCGACGAAAAGCAGCGCGAGAGTGCGCTCGAGACGGCGGCGCAGCTGTTCCCCGACGCGATGACGTGGATCCTCGAGACCGAGGAACGCATCGCCGGACTGGAGGGCAATGCGGCGCTGACGCTCGAGGAGCGGCGGACCGCTCTGCAGGCGCGGTGGCGCGCCGCGGGCAAGTGCGACGTGGAGCTCATCCATCGCGTGTGCGATTCGTGGAAGAACGGCGAGATCTCCGTCGGCTTTGCCGAGGGCGTGATCGTGCTGACGTTCGTCGGCGCGTACGGCGTACCCGAGGCGGCCGAGCTCGCGGCGCTTCAGGACGCGGTAGACCGCACAATCCCGTGCCATCTGGCGGTGAGCTACCTCTACCGCTATCTGCTCGTGCGCGAGGTGGACGGGATGATGCTCGACGAGCTGCAGGGGCACACGATGCATGATTTTGCGTTTTAGAAGGTGAGAAAATGAGTTTGAAAACAAAGCTGCTCGAGCTTTTCAAATACGAGCCGGACAAGGACGGCGCGCAGACGTTCAACATCAAGTCGGCGCTCAATGATAACTGGGATAAGATCGAGGCCTGGGCGCAGAGCGTGAAAACCGCGCTCGCGGGGCTCGTGCCGACGAGCCGGACGGTGAACGGGAAGACGCTGAGCGCGGACGTGACGCTCGGCGCGGAGGACATTAAGCTCACCGACGACTCCACCTCGGCGAAATTCGTGCTCGGGGTGGAGGACGGGAAGCTCTACATCAAGGAGGCTACATGATGAGCGAGAAAATTTTTGTCGCAACGCTCGCCAAGCAGGAGGAAATCCTGGACGAGCTGCGCGAACAGCGGCCGAAGAGGTATGGATACCGCGTAAAAATGGATGAGCCGGACACGTCGGCGCGCGTTGAGTACATCTACGACGCGGTCGGCATGACGCCGGCTTACATGGACTTCGCGGCGGGCTCGTTTAACTATGGCTCATGGAAAAACGTGTGGTTTGTGCGTGATAACTACCCGTGCATGGTGGAATCGAGCGGCGTCCGGGACTATCAGCTCCGCCCGCATAACCACACCGCTCCGTGGGACGACCCGAGCCGGGAATCCGACGTGGTTA